AGTGATCTCCTTTGATAGTTTGGTGAAGTGACGTTCTCTCTCCGATTCTAATTTTATAGTCTCTTCCAGATCCTGATAACCCTTCTTGAGCTCCTTTGCTTTATCTTGAACGTCGGTAATTCTATTTAACCTAAACTCTTCTTCTATGTTCTGACTACAAGTAGGACATACCGTATTGTCTGTGAAAAACTTGTGCTCTTTAGTAATCGTAGATACTTTTTGAGTAATTTTACCTTTAAGATTGTTTAGTTTCTTTAACTTTTCAGAAGCACCAGTAACCTTTTCTTGCTCAGTTATAAGTTTAGAAATATCTAATTCTATGCTACTGTTTTTTTGCATATGAGTATCAGACTCAAGTGACAAGGTAACAATTTTACCTTTGCTGGATTTGATATTAGATTTTCCTTGATCTTTTAATTCTTTAATAAAATTTTCTTGCATAGACATTTTATCTTTAAGATTATCTTTTTTAAGATCAAGAGATCTTACTTGTTCTTTTTGCAATCTAATACGTTCTTTAATCAGACCATTCATTGCAGAAAAGATACGAATATCTAAAAGATCCTCAATCACATCTCTTCGATTAGGACAACTCAATTGCATGAAAGGTACAAAATTAGTACTACCCAAGATTACAATTTGAGTAAATGATTTATAATTTACTTTTAATATTGTTTCTTCTAATATTTTTTGATTAATACGATCATCTGCTTCTTTATGAAGAAGAGTTCCATTTACTTCTATATCAAATATATTTGGTTTTATTCCTCTTCTTATAATATAATCCCTACTATTCACAGAGAAATTAATCTCTACCATACAATCCCTTTCATTGGTAGTATTAATTAATTGAGATTTTTTAATTTTGCGAAAAGGTTTATTAAATAATCCAAAAGTAAGAGCATCCAACATAGTGGATTTACCAGAACCATTTGTTCCAATAATAAGATTGGTATTATATTTTTGAAAATCTATCTCAGTCCAGTTGTTACCAGTGCTTAAAAAGTTTTTCCACTTAATCTTTTGGAATGTTATCATTTTTTATGTTTAGGAGGAATTACAATGTCATCAGGAGTAATGACTGCATACTTATAACTATGCAATCTACAGGTTTTTAATGCAAGTTCATCATCAACTTCCATTACAATCATTTTTTTTTCTTCTTGGTCTTCAAGCATCATAGCATATCTTGTAGCATCATCTTCTTGCTCAAAAAGAAATAAAACTTTATGTCCGTGCTTATCTTGAACAGCATAAGCACCCTCATCTTTACCATCTTTAAGAGTTAAAAGCCACATTACTCAACCTCGCAGGCTTGTCTATAAAGATCTTGAAAAATATCTTTAATAAAAGTTTTATCAAATTCAAATTCAGATTCATCAATATAACGATTCAATATTGATAATGTATTCTCATCTTCATCTATATTAAAATCTTGATTCTCATGAATATCAAAATTTTCAATTATTTTTAATTCTTGAACACCTGCAGAATATAATTTATCAATAAATTTTTCAAACTCTTTTGGATTAGATTTTTTACGAACAATAATTTTTACAATTTTACTTTTATATTCAGTAGCATTAAAAAGTTTATAATTAGTATCTTCATAATAGATATTATAAAATAATTTATATGGATTGTCAATTGGAGTATGCTCTAATGTCTCTGTATCAAAAAGATGAAACCCTCTTGGATCATTCACATCATTCCAGAACATCTCATATGGATTTCCCAAATAAAATATCTTACCATCAGTAGATCTAGTATGAAAATGTCCAGAAAATACTTTTTGAAATTTATTAAATATCCCTACATCCATACCAGTTTCCATCATGTGTCCACGAGTAGCATTGAATCCATTTAATTCAAGATGACCCATGGCAATCTTTGCTTTAGTTTTTTTAATAACTGAATATGTATCTTCATAATTTTCAGAATTAATCCAAGGTAAAAAAAGAATTTTAAGTTTATCTATTGTGATTTCTTCTGCTTTTGTATAAACTTTTATATTAGGATAATCTTTTAATAAAAGTTCTGGAGAATTTACATTATTAGTATTTTTATAGTAACAATCATGATTACCAATAGAAAGATAAACTTTATATTTTTTAAGTGGTTCTAATACAACTCTCTTAGACCATTCAAGAGTTTGTAAATCTATTGCCTTACGACTATCAAATATATCACCCATATGGATTATAGTAGTGATTCCTTCCTTTTCTAAGGTAGGGAAAAACACATCACGATAAAAGAGTTCAAAGTAATCATGAAGATGCTTAGAACCCTTCCTAGCCCCATAATGGGTATCGGTTATGATAGCAACCTTCATCGGTTATTATTGCGATATTGTATATTATCTTTAATTGTATTATATTCAGAAGCATTTCCAGATAATGAATTGTCATCCACTACCATAACTTCATCAAATCCAGTCTTCTCAATAATCTTTGTTTTAATATCTAACTGTTTTTTCTCTTTTTGAATACGTCTCAAAAATGCATAATGTATAATCTGCGTAAAGTATGCAAAAGGATTACGGGATTTCTCTGGATCAAAGTTATGAATGTACTGTACACAATTCTCTATACCATCTGATATCATATCCTCCCTAAACATATAATTAACAAAGTTCGGTTTATACGATAAATGAGTAGCAATCTTTAGAAAACAAGAACCAAGATAGTTTGGTATGGGTGGTTTACCCTCCCAAGGGCCAGACTTTGGTGGTTCTTTATCAGGGTATTTTTTTATAAATGCTTCTCTTGCTATTGCAACTTTTCCTCTATAAACAATCATTGCTTCCAGCAACTCTTTGTTATTCACATAATGTTCCGTCTTTTTTCTAGGCATAGCATCGGAGTTCCCGTTTTGTTAATTGTTTTTATTATATCACAAAACTTAAGGCTTGACAAGGTAGTCAAATATCAGTAGAATAACCTTTGTGAGGGTTGAAAGGATATATTAAGTATCTTTACTATTAATATTTTTATTAAATAAACTCTCTAATTTCTTACGAGCATCTTTTACAGAAGATATATATCCCATATTTGTAGAAGGTTTTGTATATCCATTTGAACTATGAATTTCTATAATTTCTTCATCTCTAATAAAATCATTATATATTTCAATTAATCTTTCGTCTTTACTTTCAGTCATAGTAATAATTTTATCTGATTTTATCATAAAAAAATCTTCTTCAGATAATTCAATCCAAGGTTTAACTTTAACATGTGACCCACTATTATTATTAAACATTGTCATTATGATAGGATTTTGCAAAATAATAATAGGATCATGATCATGATCATCTATAGATACAAGAGAAAAAATTTCTTCTCCTGATACCAATTTTATTATACTATAAAATTCTTCTCCCATTAGTTCTTAAGCGGTATGTTGACTATATCATAATTGAAATTTTCTTCATTGTATACTTTAATTCTTTCTATTAAATGATTTAAAGTGTAATTTTTCCTTGATTTGTAACTAATATCATCAGCAATGTCATATAAAGTAGCACTAGTTTTTTTGTTTCCTTTTCTAAGAACTCTTCCTATTGATTGAAGATTTCTTATTCTTGATTTTGACGGGGAAGCAAAAATAACATTGTGAAGGTTTTTAATATTAATTCCAGTTGAGAACGTTCCATAAGAGGCAACAATAATTGCATTATTTTCTCTTTCTGTTATTTCTCTAACTTCTTCCCTTTCTTCAGTATCCACTCCCCCGTGAATAAAAAAGACACGGCGGTTTTCAATAACGTTATTATTATTTATTAAATTATATAACGGTTCACCATGACCCTCTACTCTTGCATAAAGAATTAAAGTATTACCTTTTAAATCTAAGGCAAGATTTTTAATAAAGTTATTTCTACGTTCATGACCAATAATATATTTTACTTCATCCTCAAATACTTCAAATTTCTGTGGTGGGTGTTTCAATAGAAGTACGTTGATATCCAGTTTAGCCAAATGCCCTTTCTTCATTAACTCGTCAGTTTTTATGATCTTATAGGAAGGTCCGAACAATCCCTCAAGAACCCATTTATGTGTTTGAGTTCCATCAAGAGTTCCTGTGAAACCATAGCGATACTTAGCATCTGAGAGTTTTGTCATTATAGATATTAGTGACTTCGACTTAAACTGGTGAGCTTCATCCCCAACCACAACAGAGAATCTCTCAAAATATTTTCGGGGAAGTTTGTAGATTGATTGCCAGGTAGTAATAATGACTTGAGAGTCCGTCTCTCTTTCTTTTCCTGCGTATATCTTGTGACAAAATGAACCAACGTCCCATCCATAATCCGCAAAGTCTTTATACATTTGCTCTACTAGGGAAGTCGTCGGAACAACTATCAGAGTATTTTTCTTTGTCTCAACAAAATATCTCACAATTGAATATATCATCAGAGACTTTCCTGAGGCAGTTGGGGATATCAACAACTTTCTATTATGCCTTAGAGCGTCGTATACTCCCTCAATTTGATAATCTCTAGGTTTATACTTAGAGATAGCATTCATATAATCCTTTACACCTTCTTTTGATATATTATCATTAACTTCAAAAGGATTTCCATAATACTTATTATGTTTAAATTCGTAGGTATATCCGTGATCTTTACAAAACTGAACTACTCTATCTAATAATCCAACATATATTTCTTTTGTGTTAATATTAAACAGTCTTATTTTACCATCCCAGAATTTCTTTTTATATGCTGGAGAGAACTTTGCACCAGGTACTTCAAAAGTAAATTGATCTGCTAACTCATAGTAAACATGCTCTTCTGAAGTTATCTGAAGATTAACTTCATTCTTCTTTGATATAACCAAATGTGACATAACGTAATGTTCATTCGGAAATATTTATCACCCAAATCCTGTCTGAAATTTATGCCATTCAATAGCATTTTTAATTTGATAAGTGCGGTTAGATATGGTTTTAATTATTTCTTCAAGGAATTTTAATGTAGCATCGTAATATCTTATCTTAAGATCTAAGGTTGTTAGTTTCTCGTCTGCCTCTAGATGCCTCTGTATTGCATCCTTTTCTCTAACCTTATACGGAAATGGTTCTTCAACATATACTTCTGGTTCTGCCTTTCCTGTGTAAAAATTATATCGTTCTAATTTTATTTTACTATAAGAAGTTTTTGCTTTTTCACGCAACAAAGTAATTGTATTATAGAGAGTATAATACTTGCAATGTAATTGAGGAATTTTTAGTGATTCATCATGTAGATTATCAGGGTCAATGACAGAATCTTTCTGCCACATCTCCTGAATTTTATCAAGATTCATAAAGGAGTACGTCCGTCAGCTGCAACTATATTATACACAGTATACTTGAAAACTACCTCTGCTGTAAAGTAGTTGACATCAGTATCTGTTGCTTCAAATTCTAATGAAGTTAATCCGATAGGAAATAAATCATTAAATTTTACTATAGCAATATCTCTATAATTACTATTCAATATATGTAAAGAACCATCACTGAATGCTTCTTTTGAATCTCTCAATCCATCAACGTTAGTTGTTAAATCTTTATATTCTTTTGTAGTTTCTGGATATCCTAAACCTTTCATCCAATTATGAATTTTCATATAATTTTCCAACTCTTCATCCACTAAGAATCTGAGAGAAAAATCACCATACTGTAATTTGTCACCAGGAACATCAACGTCCTTTAGGTAACTTGGTTGTATAGCAGTTCCCAATACAATTTCAGGTATAGAAGCAGAATTAGAAAAGAAACTTACTTTAGGTTCTTTTGCCAAAGTAAATTTAAATCCAACTGGAGATAGAAAGTTTCTATTTTGTATTTGATTGGCAAATGCACCTCTAGTTGTTGCCATTCTTAACCTCCGTTACCGCCTCCACCGTTTCCACCATTTCCACCATTTGAACCGTTGCCACCGCCACCGTTGCCATTACTGCTGCCATTAGAAGACCCATTAGATGATTTTCCATTTTGTCCATTTTTACCATCCTCATCAGGTTCAACATATCCTCCTCTACCTACATGGTATCCAAGAGGAATTTTTTTACATCTTTTATCAGTATGACAATAATATTTTCCAGGTGGACACCTTTTAGTGGCAGCCTCTTCAATAAAATCGTTAAAGTCTCTCATTAGTCGATAATAATATTAAACCACTGTTCGCTCATACCCATAATTATTTTATCAGCAGATTCTTCACTATCAGCATAACCTTCATCAATTAGATGTTTAACTATTATAGCATGACGGTCAAGTGCCTCGTTATGTTCTTTTGGAGTAGGTTTCATGGTAATACTACTTTTATTTGTATTTAGTAGTCATCTATGTCAACTAATTCCTTTGAATCCCAAGAATCTTTATGATCTTCAATAAACTGAGGTATACAACCTTTAATTATATAATGCTTAGATGGATCAACATTTTTGAACTCTGTATCTCTTCTATTACCAACTGCTTTGTATATTAGTCTAGTGTATTTTGCAAGATCTTTTACAAATTTCTCTTTCTTTTTTCTTGCTTCTGATGGTAATCTCCTCTTAGTGTAAAGTATAATATTTACTGGATTCTTAGATCCATGCTCCACTACTGCCTCACAAAAACAACGACATGTATATGTTTCACTATCCATAGAAAAAAGGAAAGTTGTTTTATT